TAAACCGGTGCCAACATGGATATCATTTTTATCCAGGCTTCCTATATTCTTCGGGTGCTCGAAATGATCTAAAACTTTATCACTATATGCCATATTTTCCTTTCAATCTATTTATGAAATTAAGTATCTGAATTAACTTGGCCGGTATTATAATTTAATATAGCAGATACAAATGAATGATATACACCAAGAGCTTCAGGCCTAGGACTCGAAACGATCATCACAAACTTTTTATCAATTTCATATCTGCCTAAATTAGCATTAGTAGGAAATGTATTGGGTGATAACCTTTCAACGTTGCGGCTCAAATCCACATCCCATTCCATAGACCACCGAAATTGAACGGATTCTATTAATTCATATTTATCTCCCAAATCTCTAATTTTTGAGACCACTTCTTCGCCGGTAGTTAATTTAAGTACCTTTAGTTCATGGTCAAAAACCGCTTTAGATAAGGCTGCATCATGGTCGATCCTATGATCATTCACTTCATTCATATCGGAAATCCTTCTTTCAATTTTGTTATTTGATAGTGACCACAATGAGGGCACCATAATTTTTCATTATCAGGGAGACTTAAATCCATCTCTAATTTACTAGGAGTATGAGTATAACTCCACCATTCTTGACAACAGCCACAGGTAAAATGATATAAAATTTCTATTGTGTATTCATGAATTGGAGCCATAATATATTCGCTTTTAAATCTATATTATATAATAAAATTTATAAAAAATCAAGCATTATCTACGCTTATCTTGCTGGCCGTTTTGATATGCTTCAAAAAGAGCTCTCTCTGCGAATAAAGCAATAGTTTTTTCATGATCCATAGGTAATTGAGTCATTACATAGCTCATAAGACTATCCTTAAATTTTCTCTTAGATTTTGGATTTTGTTTTAGTTTTTCTTCGTAATTCAAATGTTTATCCCCACATTTGTTGTTCCAGTCTTTCGACCTGTTTAATGTCTTTGCGAAAATCTTTTATTCGCTGTCTAGCCGCTTCTTCCTTTTTTAACCTTTTTGCCATAGAAGGTTTAACAAAATATCTTCGTTTTTTCACATCATTGAGAGTACCTTCACGTGACACCACTTGTTTTAATTTTTGTAAAGCTTTTATAATATTTCGCTGGTCTGAATCCTTATGACCAATCTTTATTGAAATCATATTCTTCCATTTCTATCCAATGTTTATCATATGTTGATTTAAGATACTCTTTATCAACGTTAGTTTTATACCAGGGACCGCCTAAAGTAAAATGAGCGGCACCAATATCCTCCTTATCAGGATAATTTGGTTCATTTACTAACCAATTCCACTCTAAAGGAATTGATCCTATATATTTTTCTTCGGGTTCTGCCCACTCCATTTGATGTAAATAACTCATGGGTGCATGAAATATTTCTTTGCAAGTCAATGAATATTTTTCTTTATTAAATATCATAAAACTTGACCAATTCTTTCTAGGATAATTCACATTTTTATATTGTCCGCCCATTTTAACTTCGCCTCTTGAAACATAATTCTCATGCTTACAACAATATACCATTTTATTTTCATCTAAATCTCTAGCTAAACTCAAGGGATTTTTAAAAAATATAAAATCATCATCGACAAACGCTACCCATTTATTATCTTCATTATAATCAATTAACGGAACTAAGTATCTTGTTCTGGCAAAAGGATTGTTCGTATTTTTAACATAATAATGAGGAACACTATGAGTTTTTACTCCGAATTTTTCTAAAGAAAATCTACATTTCCTATTAACCTGTTCGCGTCCTGGCGTATATCCAACCCAAAAATCTATCATACTGATTCCATTATTTGATAACACGCATCTTTCCAAAGACTTATATCTTTTGAATCATTCGCTATATTTGTATTATTAATGTGATTGTAGAGTTCATTCATGTATCCTGAAAAACCTTGTTTTTTAGGCGGGGCAAACTTAAATTCTTTCTTAAATATTTCTACTAATTTTTCTTTTCCTATATCATTTACAAAAGCATCATTATAAAATATAGTATGATCTAAAAAAGGATTTCTTGACTCTATACAGCTCATTCCTAATGCCAAATTTGCGCCAATAGCTGCACAAGGGAGAAAGGATCTCTGATCCAAATACTTATTTGTTTGAGTTACATTATTAACTTTAGAGATTTGTTTTGCTACTTGATGTTTGTATTTAGCATTTAGGTTTTTTCCGTCAGCTACTCTAGAATATTTGGAAAGCTTATTATCTTTATATAAATCATAACCCCCAAATATTTCATCTGCTCCCTCTCCCGTCAACATTACTTTTACACGAGGGCTCATTGCTTTACCCATTATGTAATATCCAACATAACTCCAAGTATAGGGAATCATATATGATTTTTGAATATATTCTATTGCTGCTTCACACCATTGTTTTTCATCGTTTTTAACTTCCACTCTAGGCTCAAATCCATATTTTTTAATATCCGCCGAAGCCCAACATTTATCTTCATTAATTGTCGTTACATAATGATCTAAACTATCTTTAAAAAGAGCAGATATAACAGAACTATCTACTCCACCCGAAACTATTCCACAATTGACTCGATGGGTCGAATATGAACGTTGCATGTTTTTTAACAATTGTAATATATTGCCATCATAAACATGTTTCGGTTTAATAACGCGCGATTTAAGAGCTCTACCGCGCATGTTATAAGTGATTATTAAACCCTTGGGAAATAACTTAATATCTCTATAATGAGTTTTATCAAATATATAATGACGTGTTTGGTGCCAACGTTTGAGGAAGTCTTTATCTAATTTTGTTTTAACAGTTGTGGCAATAGATTTTATAGTATTACTATAAATTAAACAATTTTTATTATAATAGAAAAGAGGTACTTGCCCTATAGGATCTCTAATTAATGTTATAGTTAAATTTTTTTTGTCATAAACAGAAATTGCATATTGTCCGTTCACTTCATCAAAATTATAATCCTGTCTTCTTATTTTTTCTGCTAACCATTCCGTATCATTAGCGAAGCCCTTTGTAGGCGCGTTATATATTTCACCCACATATGTAAAATAATAATCGCCTGTATCAAATACTTGAGGACCCGGGAATGTTCCGGTGACGGGAAGAATACTTTGATGGAAAAATGAAGGGTTAAAGATAGCAGAAAAACTAATTTCTCCTCTTTCATCTATATCACTGAAATCAGTATCAATTAAGGATCTGTCACTTATACCAAAAAAACCACACATAATAACAATAATATTTAAGCTACATCCTTAATGTAGGTTATTCTTTTGGAATATCTGATTTAACTAGTGCAATAGCATCTTTCCATGTTGTAGTACCATTTATTTCATCATCATATAGCATTTCAAGTTGTGTGTCCCATTTTGGATATGAAGCCATCCGAAGCCTTGTCCATTCTGGCAGAGCTACCCACTCAGCATGTTCACCTTCTAGGCGCGCAAGATATGACGCGTTGTCGGTAGCCGTCTTATCCTCAATAGCCTGCTGCCTGTCCATCTCAGCTTGTATAACATCAACAGCTATTTCAGTTGCACCTTCTTTCCATACAATACTATTAATGTCCTCACCCAGATAATGAGTGTATTCTGCACCAAGTTCTGCTAGTGCATGTTTTATTTGAATAATCATGTTTGTATCTCTTTTACTGTTAATGTTGAAGACTGCGACAGTATCTCCGCTGTCGTTGTTCCATTTACTCTGGCTGTTACTGTTACAGTAGCACCCTTTGCGATTGTGGACGTATATAAAAAGGAAGCAAAAACAGGCAGTATCCAATCCGTTCCCACCGGTGAAGCTAACATCGTCTGTGCCTGGCCGCCTGGGCCGCCTTGTTGAATCCATTTATTATTGTAATATTGCGGATGCCCGCCTGACATTCCGTTTCCTATCGCGATGGGATCAGAATGACCTAAATCTGAACTACCGTTAACGATCCATTGTAATCCAATTTGATCTCCATCTCCCAAAATAACCGCTGTCCGCGTCTGTAGTAAATATTTAGAATTAGCTGCTTTTGCTGTAAAAGTAACCGTTAATGGACCGCCCAACACATGTGTAAATGTTACGGGAGTGACTTGTCCAGAACCCAGTGCAGGCAGAGTCAAGGTTATTGTGGTAGCATCAACAATTGTTGCAACTGCGGTTCCATTAGTCAACCATCCGGCACCGGAAGTGGACAGTACTGCTCCAGGCAAAATAGCTGGAGGAAAAGCAGTCGTGTAGTTAAATGTAGAAGAAGGGATCGCGGTTCCGCCTGAGCAAGGGAGCGCCGAGGACAAATTTAACGATATCCTGGAGCTAGGAATATTTACAACCGTGAGATTAGTTGGGCCATATGAGCCGCCAGAAATGGTTGAGGCAGAAGAAGTACCTGAAGCTAACGGAGTAGAACTTAACGTCATTGCTGACGAACTAGTAAGTGCAGTAATCGTAGCCGTGCCACCCGCACCCGAAAGCCAATCCGTTGTCGATCCTGGATTTGTAAATGTCAATGGGCCATATCCACTACCCACTGCAGGCTGGCTCATTATTATCGAAGTGGCGTTGACGACTATAGCTGTTGTTCCGCCGGCAATCCAACCTTGCGATCCGGATATTGTTGCTCCAACTAAAACTGGTCCGTATGGAGGGTTGTTGGTGAAAGTGAATCCACCTGCGTTAATGGTAGTCGAGCCGGCATTAACTGAGACTGAACCTCCATTAGGAGGGCCGGCCATTCCAGTAAAATATGAACTGCCGGTTACAACAGTAGGAGGAAGGGTAATGGTTGCTCCAACTGTAATTCCTGCCGGTAGATTACCTGAGCTAGGGCTTATTGAAGTACTGGAAGTTGATAAAGTCCATGTTCCGGGAGTAATAGTAGGAGGAGTGGCTTGGCTTGGAACGAATTCCGATCCAACATGAATTCTGGTATCCATGAGGGCGCCGCCATTTGTGTTAAGCGCAGTTTGACCAGTAATTACAGTGTTCCATAAACCTCCATCAGCGAATCCTTCGTTGAAGGTAGCAGTAGTTGAACCACCAGTGAACTGCCAGTTCTGCCCATCTGTAACGTTTGTTTCTCCAAAAGTTAGATCTGCAGCACTGGGCGCGCCCGATTTGGTCATGTTTGTTGATGATCCAACCATCGCATGTTCTTGGATTCCCGAACCACCAAAGTCAATCACGACACCAGGGCCTGTGGTTGTCGCTCCCGTAGTTGCTGCTATCTTTATCTGCTCTACACCTTGATCATCATTAAAAGAAATGTCCCCACCTGTTGCAGGCTGAAATATTAATTTTTGATTAGGTCTGGCCTTTATGATAGTATCGCCAGAGGCAGGAACACTAATTATGTTTGTTCCGCCCTCATCCTGTATTTTCAGGTTATCACCTGTCCCTGCTTTTATAATTGAATCTGCCATGGTTTAGCGACCTCTTATCCTATTTCTTCTACGGTTAAAGTTGTAGCTGTCGATTTTAAAGTAAGATCTCCGGTAGGAGCACTTACCATTCCTATTATAGTAACAGTTGCAGCAGCCGCAATTGAAGACTGATATGTAAAACTTGAAGACACTGGTAAAGTGAGTGCTCCCACTGTTGGACTAGCGGCTACGGTCTGATTACCATCATTGTTAGTGAATGCGACATGACCACCGGTCACTGACATACCGGAAAAAACTGTTGAGGTAGATCCTACCACAGTTCCGTTTACAGACCAATTAAAAAAAGCTGAATCAGATCCAGTGATAACAGTATCTAACTGCATAGCATATTTAGAGTTTGCAAATTTCGATGTAAATACCACTTGTAATATTCCGCCTCCAAAAGTAATATTATTTACTCCTGTGCTAGCAGTCATATCTGTGCCGGAACCTTGTACCACTTGTAAATTACCTCTCATTCCTCCGGTAGGATTATAAGATCCAAATGTAGTGGCTCCGGTTGTAGCCAATATCTTCAATTGTTCAGTACCTTGATCATCATTGAAAATAAGGTCACCGCTTGTCGCCTGTAAAACTAGATTTTGACCTGAAGAGGATTTTATTGTAGTATCTGCTCCAGCCATCACAGAAATGGCAGCTCCTCCTGCCGCATCTTGGATTTTTAGGTTATCACCTACTGCTGGTTTTATAATAAAATCTGCCATTTTTTTCCTTTTTAAATTATTCTGGTTTAGTAGGCCAAACTGGGTCAACTAACACATCATCATCCGCACCAGGAAATGAAAAATCCCTGAGTGCTTGTCTGTAAGTTTTCCATGCAGCTTTTTTAGCTGTTGGATAATCCGTAACAATATATTTATCACTTTCAGCTAATAGATTGTTGCGCTCTGCTCTAGCAACTGCAATATCCATGCGCTCGTCATTTTCATAAAAAACTGGATCGCCGGTTCCCATTTGTATCTTATTTGCCATATTGCTCTTTTTATTAATTGATCTTGTTATTAAATATTTTATGCACCATCAAAGCCGTAACCAACTCCATAATGTGTATATTGTGTAGAACTAGTGTTTTCTGCTATTCCATTCCTTAATCCATAAAGATATGCTCCTTCTCCTATCGTATCTTCACCCATGCCGCCCATGGGGTTCGAGTGCGTGTGGACGAAGCTTTGGTAGCCCGGACCGTGTACGGTCATATCTGATAATGGAAATTGTGCGTGTTTGAACCGCGTTTGAAGGCCTTGCTGCAGTATAGCAGATCCGCTGTTGTTGGGCGCTGAAAGACCTCTAAACTCAATAGCGGCGAATTGATAATTATATGCTTGTTTCCACATATCTGCTCCATGATTATATTGACCATCTGTTGTTGCGAGGGTGCACATTCCAGTTGTATATTGTCCATAGAGATTTTCAGTTACATAATTAGGACTCTCATAATAGGGATCTGCTCCATAGTTGCTGCAAGCTATCCAATGAAATCTAGGCGGCTGTCTACAACGTCCTCCGCCAACCTGAGCATTATCAATGAATATAGTTATTTGGGTCTTATAATGATCAAAAACTGATGAGCCTTGACCACTGCCGGCAGTGAAAGCTTGTACGGGAACTATATCTCCATTTTGGCTACTCATTATTGTAGATGTTCCATCGGTTTTTAGCGTTGTGGCGCAATAAGCGTGCTTGGCGCCGGCCTTCGCGGCAGCATTAAAAACAATAGATGGGCTTAAAGGACTTGTAGATGAAGCCGTGTTCATTTGTTGAATCCACATCTGCATTCCAAGGCGATCATTGAGTGCATAACATGATATACCTGGAATTTTTATCATGTATTGAGAATACCTGTGCTTGGATGAGGTCGCTAGTCCATAAGAAAGTGGAACTTTTAAAAGATGTGGAGAATCATTAGTTCCATACATCCAACCTCCTTCATAGCGTACAAGTCCTAAGTAATCCCATCCTAATCCCATCGGAATACGTGTACCGGATGCGTCCTCTGCGACCTTCGCAGCGCCCGTAGTGGAGGTCGAAAGATATGCCGGATACACTGGATTTACACCATGAGCTGATGTTCCGCCGGATTCTATTGCACCTTTTGAAATGGAATCTAATGATGTTAAACTTGAACCATCGGTCAATCCTCCGCCACCTGTAACGGTGTTTTCAATTGATCCTGCAACAACTGCTCCTACTCTTGTAATATTATCCTGAACAGCTGTATTAATTGTGCCTGTAAAATTTGTACCGGCGATAGTAGGTTGACCGGTAATACCCGATCCTAATACACCTGTTACATCAGTCCCAATAACATGACTTGAAGTTAATGTGCCTGTTGTAGCAGATAAATCAACTCCTGCACCAAGTACGCCGGTGGCTCGATTAGTTATATTAACTCCAAGATCAAGATCACCAGTTTTATTGTCTAAGAAATTATCATCATAGTTTGAAACTAAAGGTTGGGCATTTGTTAGTGTACCGGAACCCACTACATTAAAACCACCCGTAATAAGAGTCACTCCAGTTGGAGTTTCTTCTTCAAAAAGTTTTCCTAAACGTAAGACTCCATTAACAGTTAATTCACCTGTCTGTAGGAATGTTTCTGAAAGTAATAGCTTATCTGTGCCTACAGCAATAGTTTGTGCAGGAAGTGGGTATGTAGAACCTGTAGGATATTTTTCTACTAATGATGATAAGGACTCAACCGCTCCACTACCGCCTCCTCCTCCAGCAGATGTTCCTACTCCGTCAGCAATTAATAATTCTGTTGCTGAAAGCGCAGTTCCCGCGATAACAGAAGGTGTATCTGCAGTTGTAGATAAAGTTCCAGATGCATCTGATTGTAAATAATATACAGAACCAGGTGTTAAACCTGATTGGGCATCATCAATAGCACCGCCAGTTTGAATTGTTGCTGTAGCCGCATCTGCATATGCTCCGTCAGAAATTCCTATGTAATTAGTTGTAGTAATATTCGGAGTACCGGCTATATTAACTGCTCCAGTAGTAAATTTGGTTTTTCCCGATCCGGCAACATAACCACCGGAGCTGGAACCATCACCGTCAAACATGTGATTAACCATTAATTTAGTTCCGGAAGCATTCAATGCAGCAGTAAATTTTTCGTAACCGGAATTACTGTTCCAGGTATGACCATTCTCAGGTCCTGGAGTCATTTCCGTCGGAGTACCGTCAGCAGTTATTGTCGTTCCCGAGCCTGTAAGTAAAAATCTTTGTGCGTTGATTGTCTGTGAGTAATAAGAGGCGCCTGATGCAGGGCTCCATACACCGAAAAATTTGTCAGCATCATTGGGGTCCCAGGATATTTGCACTGGAGAAGCACCGCCATAATTCCAGCCTTGTCCGGAATCCAAAACAAAAAGTGAACCAAAAGTCACGCCGGTTCCTGCTACTGTTCCTAATACTAATTCCGGTGTTTCGGTGTAGTTAGCATTTTTCCGCCTGAATGAAAATAAGAGTTGATTTTGTCTATTGGGATTCCATTCCATGTAGTGATCATTTTCTGATCCTTCTGTGCTTCCGATTCCGAAATGAATCTGAATTGCGGAACCTTTAGTCATAGTAGTTGCGTTCGAGGCAAGCTCAATAATAACCATTCTAGGTTCACCACCGTTGTGGTTCGCAAACGTAGCAAAAAATTTGCCTTCCGTAAAAGGATCAAATCGACAACTTCTAATTCTAACAACACCACCGGTATATGTTCGATTGTCCAAACGATAAGCTGTTGTGCTAGCCGTCAACGTATGTGGTCCGGCTCCAACAGGTGAAATTATAGCTGATCCAGCATTATGGAGTTTCTCTCCGCTTGTTCCACCAACCGCAAATTCATTTTGCCAAGCGCATCTAAATCCTGTTCCTGTAAACTGTGAATCCCAATCGAATGAGAATGTAGCATCAGGAGTGCCCTGCTGGGAACCTCCAGAACAGTCTTGTCCTGCTTCAAAATCAAGTAAAGGATACCAGCTAAGTGATGTTCCTGTTACAGTTGCAACACCAAAGTGTGCGCCGTTGGTTTGTGTAGCGCCGGTTCCGTCAGTACCGTATACAGCTCCTATCAAATTAGCTTGGGTAGGATGAAATTTAAAAGAAATCATACTACCACCTTGAGGTGCAGCGGTTTCAATATCTACTGGAGTACCCCATGATATAGTTGTGCCTGTTAGTGTACCAACTACCATCTGCAAATAAGTTCCAGTTGCACCGGAACTATCCCAATATCCTACTACGAATTTATTATCGTCATTCGGATCAAAGTCTATAGTTGATCCCCATCTATCATTCCTTATATCGCCATTGACCCCTTGAAGAGCTGTACCCTGAGCATCAGTACTAACTCCTAGTGCTCCTTGTGGAATGGCATGTTCAACTTTTCCATCTGAGCGAAGAATAACTCTATCTCCATCAGCTAATGCACCGGAAGCTACAGCTTCAAATCTTCCGGAACCCGGAACTGCGTCAGCAGAAGTCCAATTTGTTCCATCACTTGTTAGAAGTTTTCCTGCTGTTCCTGCTACTGGTAATCCGGGATCTGTCTCAGCGTTGGAAACCCAATTTGTTCCATCACTTTTTAAAACGTATCCGGCTAATCCTGGAGTTGGTAATTCCGCTTCATCTCCGGAAATCCAATTTGTTCCATCACTTTTTAAAACTTTTCCGGCCACTCCTGCTGTTGGTAATTCCACTGGAGCATCTCCGGAAGTCCAATTTGTTCCATCACTTGTTAAAATTTTTCCTGTTGTTCCTGGTAATGGTAATTGCGAACCCACCACGCCTGGACGAGTGGCAGCAATTAATAATTCTGTTGCTGAAAGTGCTGTGCCAGCGAAAACGGAAGGTGTACCTGAAGTTGTAGCTAAAGACCCATTAGGTTGTATGTAATATGTAGAACCGGTTGTTAGGCCCGATTGAGCATCATCTGTAGCTCCAGAAAGTTGAATTGTTGCTGTTGCTCCATCAGCATATACACCATCGGAAATTCCTAAGAAATTATCTACAGTAAGATTTGTTACTCCTTCTGATCCGATTGTACCAGTAGTAAGTTGAGTATCTCCAGTCGTTTCAGTATGGCTCACCATAAATTTCCTTCCGGAAGCCGATGCCGCAGCGTGCCAAGGATAAGTTAGAGTATTATCAAACCAGTCGTGATCAGCAATTGTTACCGGGGAACCAACCTCCGTTATAGTAGTACCAGTAATATTAAAGGCTTGGCATATGAGGTCAGCTGACGAGGAAAAAGCGGTTGTTACGCCGTAAAATCTACCTTGAGCGGCGCCGAGTGCAAAGAAAATATTCCATGGTTGTGACGGTGCGGTGTACCCTGGATGGGAAGCCTCCCAGTCTGTGGCAGTTGGGGTAAACCTAGTTCCCCAAGATACTGAAGTTCCACTTACTGTTCCTACGCACATTGTAGCGGGATTATATGTCTTACCTGAAAATACGATTTGGTTTGCTATAGCAGGATTCCATTCACAGTAGGCCCCGTCATCACTATTATCTACACCTTGTCCCGTAAGCTGTATTTCTGAACCCAAACTAGGATAATTATTTGAATCTAAATTAACTATGCGTAAAGCGTGACCTATTCCGCCTCCTCCTGAAGGGTAATGATGTATCCAAAAGAATTTCTTGTGAGTATTAGGATCAAATCGTAAAGATTTAATTTGTCCACCGCCCCATTGATAATTACCAGCAGTGAAAAGCCCTCGTGGCCATGTTGCTGAACCTGGAGTTATAGTAGTAGCGTCCACAGTAACTTTACCTGCTCTCAAAACTGGCATTCGATAGTTAACTGCACCGGAATAATCAAACCAAACATCCATGCCACAAGCATATTCTCTGGTACTACCACTTGAATTGCGATCCCAATCAAAGCAGAAATTACCTTTTTCGAAATGAGGTACACTCGAGCCGTATGAAGCACCCAGATGCATATTAAGAGAAGATTTGGGCACAAATCGCGCAGTCGGTGCGTTTTCAATCATTCCAAATGTAAGTATTGGACTTTTTGTACCCATATAGTCGGCGCCGTATGCAATTGCTACCAAATCAGCTACATCTGGATGAAAATGTATAGCAACAGGACTACTATCGTTATCCGTAGTGATATCAACTGGAGTACCTAATGTTATAGTTGTACCAGATATTGTTCCTACTACGGCCCTTGGATAACCTGTTCCAACTGGCGCGTTTTCGTCTTTATATCCTATGATGAATCTATTCTCGTCAAGTGGATCCCAAGAAATGAACGCTTTCTGCTGTGGTTGATCTGTTTGACTACTGCCTTGAGCCACTGTAGGTTCATCCATCCTTCCACCCATCGTTTGCGATTGAGTATCGGTAGTTGGAGTATCCAGCGGTGCCGGATTATTGGCAACTAGTTTAACCTTTCCATCTGCCTGAAGAATAACTTTATTTCCATTTGCCAAAGATCCAGATGCAACAATTTGTAAAGTATCGACGGCGTAAGCTGCGGCGACTCCTGCTGCTTGAGCGGATGCTTGAGCCGCATTTGCTTTAGTGGTTGCGTCGGTTGCTGCACTGGACAATACTGTCGCTTCGGCTGCTACTCTAGTAATTTGATGTGCTGTTATAGCTGCGGTTGCTGCAGTTCTATCTAGTGTGATGTCTTTTAACACGGCAGAATCAGCTAATAATATTTTCGTTGTGCCAACTGCCGTTCCCACTAAAACTTCCGGTGTATTCGCAGTTGCAGATAAGACTCCATCTCCTTGTAAATAATATTTGGTTCCTATTGTTAAACCTGATTGTGCATCGTCAACTGCGCCGGGAAGTTGAATTGTTGCTGTCGCGCCGCTTGCATATGCATCATCGGAAATACCTAAGAAATTAGTTGCAGTAAGATTGGTTCCGGCTGAACCATAAAACGTAGATTGTGTGAACACAGGATCATTGGAAGGGTTTAAACCCTGGTAATAGAAAGCAAGTATTTTACTTCCAGTACTGGCAGCTTGGGGTGTCTTTGCAAAATTGCTTTCGGACTGAGTAGTTACGAGGTTAGTGGGATGTGAAATTTCTGTCCTGGTGTAAGGGGCAGATATGGTTGTACCGGTCCATGAAAAGGCTTGATGAAATAATGCGCCGTACATGCCCTGTGTATTTATATATCCTACAGCGAAAATTTTGTCTGCAAGAAACTCCATTATCCGCCATGGTGTTTTAACACCATATCCAGAAGTATGTATCTCAAGTGGGGCTCCTATTGTTAGAGTAGTTCCTGAAACAGTTGCAATTGCAATTGCAGGTTTATCACCATGGTTATCGCGGCACCATGATATTAATACAAGATCGGAGACCGCGGTATTCCACATTAATTCAGAATGAGAATACCGGTCAGCTCCACCACTTGCGTCGAGTTTGACTGCGGTGCCGAGGGTAATGGTAGTTCCTGATATAGTACCAATTCTCATCTGCATGTCTTGACTAGCGTGAACAGGTTGCACATATGCAAACTTACCTGCAGTATTCGGATCGAATGCAATAGGTCTTTCCCATGTATTGGTACCAATATTTGAGCCGTTATTTGTTTGTAGCATATGATCTGCCTGGCCCACGGTTCCGAAGGCAACTGAGCCACCATTGTCAGCGCATGTTCCGGCCATCAGATAAGTTTCGGTGCTTGAGCCCATCACGGGATCGTGATTGGCTTCCCAAGATAGAAGAAACCGATTTGTTGCGTTACCGGATCCTGTATACGCAGTATCCCAATCAAACATTGTATAAGCCCCGTAATAATCCATTGGCATACCGCTCGAGGGCATGTTTGTCATGCCGGATGATCCGGATCCAATGATGAACAGACCAGAAGAACCACCATAAGACAACAGAATTATCTTCATCCCATTCATTCCATCTGCCTGACCTATCGCGATTAAAGGGCTCTGCGGGGGCGTCCCTGGAATCATGGTGGAAGGATGATATTTTACTTTCGGGGCGTAGCCATGCGCCGTCCAAGGCATTATAAAAGGAGACAGAGGAAATGATATAGTTGAACCACTTATTGTACCTACACTAGCAGCCATTACATATTGTGAAACGTCTCTATAAATTATCACAAATTTATTTGGATCATTCGGATCAAAATCAACAGACTGGTATTGCGCAGCATTGGTTGAGTTGTGGGCTTGGGTTCTTGTGTTGGAACCATCATCTGCGAGCGGTGCTGTTATATACCCAATAGGATTTGAGACTATTTCAACTGTTCCATCTGATTTAAGAATAACTGATTGTCCATCAGACAATGCTCCGGTTGCAATGGCTTCTGTTGAACCACCGCCTCCGCCTGCTGATACTGCGGAAACCCAATTTGTTCCGTCATGTGTTAAAACTTCATCTAAAGCGCCTGCTGGTAAATTGAGATGGCCTGGATCTGCAGTAGTCCAATTTCCAGCGCCATCGCTTTTTAAAACTTGATCTGTTGTGCCGGGATCCGGAATTCAGGAATCGAACGTAAAGGGTGATCCTAAATATGCCATTTTATGTAATCTCCAAGAAAGACATTAATACATCCAAACTAGATGCGGTATCTGATGTTACGACGATTCTGTCCCCTACCATTAAAACAACTTTCTGATCACCGCCAATTGCTATTAAGCTAGAATTAGCAGGTATGGGTACGTCTTTAACTATATTCGTTACATTTGTTCCATCACTCATAGCAATAGTTGCTTTGACTTGAGAAGCGGTTATATTTGCGCATGACAACCCTATTACTGTAACTTCAGTGCCAGCTGGAACAGCTGATCCGACATCTGTAGCCGATGTTCCAATTGATCTTACTGTGGTATTCTTAAAAGTACTTGCCATGATTTATTTATCCTTTTTCTAGTACTATCCTAGAGCAATTGCCATTGCTATCGCAATTCCAGTGACAAACTGACCGGTAGCGGTTCCTGTCCCGACAGCTAAATCAGTGGTTTCCCAAAATAAACCGGAAGAATTGGAATACAGCTTATTCGCAGTTATCGCGGGCTTTGTTACGTGATCTGTTATTTTTATAGAAGTTCCAGTTGCAAGTTCTGCTACTTTAAGTCCACCTGTTGAATTAGCTGATAATAATGTAGATGCACTTGCCGCACTAGTATCATCAGAAGAAGTTATCGCGTGTGTATGCGATGTAGTGGTAGCGGCATCTGTAGTAATAGCTGTTAATGTATCCGGCGTGCCTAATGTAATTGTTTGTGTATCATTTCCATCCGCACCGCCTGGTCGAACAGATACTTGCATTCCATTGCCGGCAACAACTTCATCTAATCGGCCAGCATCAACCGAAGATTTCATCTGGGCATGTGTTCTATAATGGGCTACTCCACCTGGCGACAATGAAAGAATTCTTCCACCGGATGCTGGAGACCCACTTGGAAGATTTGCAAGTTTAAAATCTCCCTCTACTTCTATTCCGCCTGTTGCTTTAAATGGTACTGTTGACATGTCGTTTATACGCTATGAAAGGTTGCTTCTACTTTGGCTTCTATTTCAACTCCGTCTCCATTGAGAACGTTCATTCCTATATGAGTTGCGCCTGCTGTAGAACCCGAACCATCGGTTGTATCAAAAGTTATTGTTGCAATAATATCATGACCTAATCCACCATATTGATTATTTTCTACTGTTCCGCTTCCACTTTCACAAAATAGATACTTGCGAAATTCAGTTTCATTAGCTCCTGCTTTTAATTTCAGAGCCACCTCTCCGGCAGACCAATTCGCTATGGGAACTTCAAATAACCATGCATTAGCTGCGTCTGCGATAGTAGCATCTGCTACTAGAGTTCGTGTTATATCTTTTTGATACGTATCGGTCCAAGTAGTTAAATCTCCTCCAACAACAGCTGCTTTCGCTACTCCTAAACCGCCGGATGATATTAATTGGCCTGTTGTATTAGATGTAGCATTAGTTGTTCCGTCGGCGTGTACAACATTAGCAAAAACTGATTTAGCAACTCCTATACCGCCGTCTGTTCGAATAGAACCAGTTATACCACTTGATGAATCATCTGTACCGCGCGAATAAAATTCCAGAGCACTAACATTAGCATAAGTTGTAACAGTTAGGCTTCCTGTTGATAATCCACCATCAGTAGTTGTAATAAATGTAAAATCGTCTTCTGATTCATCCCATATAAAAGCAACATTCGCTGAATTACCTCTGTTGATCATAAGACCTTGATCATGGGTAGGATCAACTGAATCACCATTTGCGGATAAAGTAATTAAAGGATCACTGACACTTAAATTCGTTGCATTAACATAGGTAAGTGCACCGTCAACGAATAGGCTTCCATCAATAGCTACATTAGCTGAAAATGTAGCATCTCCGGCTGCTGCGAATTCTTCTACTTTAACTCCACCAGTTGTATTTGCTGCTAATATGTATTCTTGAGTTGCTCCGCTAGTATCATTGGATCCGGTAATGGCGTGCGTATGAGAGTCTACTGTTACAGCATCTGTAGTAGAGGAGGTTATTGTAGATGGTGTGCCTAGTGTAACCGTTTGCGTATCAGTTCCAACTCCGCCGCCTGCTTTGGCGGAAACAGTAATACCATCACCGGCTACTACTGATTCTAATTCACCTGCATCTATTTCTGCTTTTACTTGTGCGAATGTGCGGACATGGACATTAGAATTATTATCTAATTCTAAAATTTTTCCACCAGTTGCTACTGTACCGCCGGTAGAAGTATTATTAAGAGTTAAATCCCCATCTGAAAGAATTCCACTTCTTACTCTAAACTGTTTCATTGCCATTGTTAATCTTCCTTAAATGTTCTGCTAAAAGTTAAGGTGCCCATGGAGTTCCGTCATAATTGGTACACACTGTTCGATGAACAGTAACCACTTGTTGATCAGAAGAAGTAGTAACTTTTAACCGAACATCTGTCCCTAATATATCTGCCGCGATTCCGGGTTCAATTGAAATCGCACCTAATTCTACTTCACCATAAATTACCTGTTCTGTATCTGTTCCATCATGAACTAATGCTATCTCACCGGTCCAATATGCCGTCGTACCCAAAGTGTAATCTTCGCAGGTAACAATGTACTTGGCGGATCTGAATGTATTTATATTAAAAGTATCTGCAACAACCTCTCCTGCAGTAATGGCAAGTGTTCGTGAAGTAGAAAACATCATATCAGAATTAACTGTAAAAGTACCCTTAACCTGAAAATCTTCAAACTCTAGAAGATTTGTATTAACAGCTTTCCAAGCACTCAATGAATCATTATATTGCCACATCATACCATCAGCATATACTGATGCTGCAACGTCTTCTAATTCCCCAATATTTTTTTGAGAAATGTCTAAATTGTCCGGAGTAGTTCCGGGACCAGCAATCCACTTTGATGCAGCTTTATCCCAGTTTAAGATATCTCCATTTGCGATTCCCTCGATAGTAACATCAGTTAATGCGGATATTTTTAGTTGATCTCCAAATGCAAGTAATCTAGTTCCGGTGATAGTGGTAGACCCTATCATAACATTAGATCCAAAATCTAAATATTCAACACCATCTTGTTCTGTTATTCCAATCGATTTGGTAGATAATGTAAGAGTATTACCTTGAAGAAATAAATCTCCAAACGGGGCTTCCGTAGTACCCAAACCGACAGGATTATTACCAGGTTCCGGAGCTTTAGGTTTTAAGTTGACCGTTAAATTTTCTAAATCAATTATACCTAATGATACGGTTGCTTGCTGTTGCATTAATTAAATTCCTTAGATGTTCTATAGATAATTATCAAACACTGTTCGATGAACAGTAACTACTTGTTGATCAGAAGAAGTGGTAACTTTTAATCGAACATTAGAGCCTGTTATATCTGACTCAATTATAGGCATCATTGTAACTGAACCTATTTCCACGTCTCCATAAAGAGACAGTCCTGTATTTGTTCCGTCATGAACCAACATTGCTTGACCCATCCAATAAGCTTTGTTATCTGTGGTATAATCTTCACAGGTGACAATGTACTTAGCAGTTCTATATATATTTATATCAAAGGTATCTACTACAACCTGGCCGGCTAAAATCTGAATTGTTCGTGAAGAAGTATATCTTACTGTGCCTGTTGGGTGCTCGGCGGAGGTTCCAGAATTAACTGAAAACGTTTTAGCTTTAGGAAAATCTAAGTCAAGATCACTCGGATTGAGGCTTGCCCAAGCGTTCGCTGATGGACTATATTGCCACATCATACCTTCTATATAGGTATTGGGTGCAACATCATTTAATTCCGCAATATTTTTTTGAGAAATATCTAAAATAGCTGGATCAAGTGAGAAATCTGCTTGAACCCACTTAGATGTGTCCGCATTCCATTCTATAATATTTCCATCTTCAACTCCGGCTATGGCAACATCAGTTAATTCGGTTGTTTTTAATTGATCCTGGAAAGCTAGTAATGTATCGCCTGAAATTACAGTTGATCCTATCACAACATTAGATCCAAAATCTAAATATTCCACACCGGACATGTCCTTTATTCCGATTGATCTAGTTGATATTGTAAGGGTGTTACCTTGAAGATATAAATCACCAAAAGGTGCTGTTGTTTCACCTAATGAGGGAGCTTTTTCACCGGCACCGACTACTTTAGGTTTTAGATTAACTGTTAAATTTTCAAAATCAACGTTACCTAAATGAACTATATTATCTTGTGAAGCAATTAAATTGATTTCCCCTTGTCGCCCGTCTTCATACAGTAGAGTCATCTTTAACCTTCAAGAAGTAGTTTATTGCCGGATTCTAGTAAAGTCGCGCCTTTTGGACTTGCGGTGGGTCTTAATACTAATGAACCCTCTATCACGCGCCTGGTTATATCAAATTCAGAATTATGAATAACAATGTCGTAATTATAACGGCCGGAAGGAATATCATCGGATGCGGAACCCAATAATCTTAACTGTACTGCTCCCGTCGTCGGGCTTGTTATAGTTGTGGTAAATTTATATACTTTGCTTGCACCGGTCCACTTTTGAAAATAAGCTTCAGCCGTATAGCCTGTTAAATCAGTTGAGCCGCCGCTATCATTTTTAACTGTCAATGATAAAGTATAATCAGAACCTTGATCTGCAAATATATTTACAATGGATGCCATATAATTTCTCCTTATACATTATTTAGGAAAATTATAAATTCATAATTCCATCTAAGTTCCCCATTTATTTCCAAATAAATCTACATGTAATCTGGGGGAATATTTGAAGCCATGTTTCATTGCCATTTCAGCAACATTAAATTTTGTATTTTCTAACATTTCAGATGTTCCACCAACTGGCATTAAATAAATATCTATATAATCTTCCCACCGTGTGTATTTAAGTTCTATTTGTTTAATTTCTTCAATATCCTGTTCATCTTGAACGACAAATTTTAAATACAAATGTGAATTTTGTACTTCTTTATATTGGTGCCAATTTTCAGGTTTAATTGCTTTAAAACCCAATTCACCACTTATACTTAATTTTGGACTACATGACCACGTAATATGATGATCATAAAGACTATACTCATGTAACCATTTAAGAAATTCATCCGTTAAAGCAAATGTACTATTTGTTTCAAATGTAATATTTTTAATATGTCTAAATGAAGGATGACCTAATAAATCTGGCAATTGTTTCTGCCACATCATTGGTTCGCCGCCTGTAATCACCAAATGAATATCCTGTTTATTATCTTCATAATACCATTTTTTATCAGGACAAAGATCTATTAGTTTTTCAGCTATTACATCAGCCTCTTCAAATGTTGATAGATGCATATATTCTTTTGCCCAGCTTGCAGAACTATCACATCCTATTTTCATTACAGGTAATTCTTCAATACTCTTGTACTGACTAACATCAAGTTTTTTCCAAGGCATTTCATCTCGTGGAATTAATTGACCTCTGGGTTGTCCAAATCCAGGACACTCAAAATTACACCCGAATAATCTTAAAAATACACTCGGTGTTCCTACAAATCTTCCTTCGCCCTGAATGCTATAAAACATTTCAGAATGTCTAAGTTTTTTCACAATTCTTTTCTCTTCTTTTTTCAATTCTCTCTCACCTTTTTGTAATTCTTTTATGACTTCTGGAATTCCTGTTCCATCTTTATAAACCGTAATCATTATTCGTCTACGTCGAATAAATCTTCATTCCATTCTCTATGACCTTCACGCCATGCCATGTTGCTTTCTGTTTCACGTACTTCTACTCTATAACACCAGAGCCTTTCAGCTTCGGCCTTTCCCCACATATCGGGAATGAAGATTCCATTCATATATTTGTATAACATAGAAGAAAGACCTTCGCATCCAAGTTTTGGTAATACGGTGAGTTTTGCAATACCACGTTCTTGTAACTGTTTATAAAGTTCCATTTCTGGGTCATCTTCTGCTACCAATAATGTATGATCGAATTGCTCCTCTAAGAAACTTTTAAGTTCACCTAGTCCACCGTAATCTGCAACCCAATTCCTAACATCTAAATGATCTGTACCAAAAAAGAATCTCATAGTAAAACTATAACCATGAATAACATTACAATGACTATCCGCCTTGTATTGTCTATATGCACAAGGAAACTTATCAACATATTCTTTTGTGCTATTATATTTGTATATTCTTGGATCTTTATTCATATTCTTCTTCCTCCTCTCCTTCGGTTTCATCGAATTCATCGTCGATATAAGTATTAGCCAACTCTTTATTGAGCCGACGATGTTTTTTTGACATTTTTTTCAAAACGTCTTTACTAAAACTCTCTCTTGTTTTTTGTTGTTTAAATGACTTTGCCATAGTGTTGGACTCGAGGTTTTTATTTTTTTAAGTTGAGATCTCCGTTTTTTCCTCGCATTTTGTATATGAAGTTGACTAGCCCCTTCATAAAAAATCTTTCCTTTTATATGATCCATTTCATGTAAAAAGATGCGAGCAGATAAATCAGAAAAATAACCATTAAGAGGTTTGTTTTCGGCATCCTCCCAAGATGCAGATAAACTCTTAGGTCTACTTATTTTAATATATAATCCGGGATATGTCAAGCAACCTTCGGTTTCCCAAACAAATTCTTCCGACTCTTCAATAATTTGAGGATTAAATAATACCATGCCATTTCCTTCATGATTCATAGCGAATGCACTATATTGATAACCTATCTGATTTGCAGATAATCCTACCCCATCATAATATTTCATGTTTTCTATTAATTCATCTCTAAATTCAATAGGATCAATCGGAGGGCTCCAGAAACTAAATGGAATAGTTTCCCGTTCTAATAATTCATGCCCTTCTGGTAATAAAGATTTAATCATAATATTATACTAAAGTTTTTTCGTTTTTCAAATTTCATATGAACTCCAAATTTATCATACAAAGTATCTCCCTTGTGAGAAATTACAAAAACATTTATAGTTTCTCCCTGTTCATTGACTATCTTCATAAATTCATCTGTTCCGTCGCCATCTAAGGAACTATCAAATACTTCATCTAATATTAATAAATTAGTATTAACCGAATTTTTTAATTTAGCAACTGTCCTCCATGTAAACAATAGTGCTAGATCAATGCGCATCTTCTCTCCCTCGCTAAAAGAATCATACGTAAAATCATCCCTATATCTTGACTTTATCTCTTCATTAAAGTTCTCATCTAAATTAAAAGATACAAAGAAATTCATTTGAGTTAAATATTTGTTAATCAATTTATTCATGATTGGCAAATATTGTTTTATAATTCTAGATTTTATTCCTTCATCTTTTAAAATACTTTTGGCTGTTTCATTTATAAATTTTTCTTCAATTAATTCCTCTGTTTGAACATTTATTTCCTCAAACTCTTTCCCATATTCCTTTAATTTCTTTTTTTCATCATTTATATCGCCAGTATCTTGTTCTAAATGATTTATGCTTTCTTGCTGTTTTTTAACATATTGATCAATAACACTTATACCATTATTAATTGTTTGTACTGTTGTCTGGTGATCTTGTATGTTTTCTTGAATTGATTGTATTGAAGATAATCGATCTCTGATTGCATTAAGTTCTTCATCAATTTTATCGATTGCTGTTCTGAATTCTTTAATCTTTTCTTGCTTTTGAATAATTTCTTTGTGTTTGAAGGCGTGCTCGATGTTTTGTTTACATGTTGGACAATCATCATTTGTCTCAAAGAAGGTGATATTTTTTTGTTCGGAATCAACATTTCTGAGAATGGAACGTTGATATTCTGTAAGTTTATCATGCTTATTATTCACCTGTTTGGCATCAGACACTTCATTTAAAAATTCTTCTACTGATTTATTAATTTCATCAATTTGTTTTAAGCGAGAATCTTTTTCATCTAAGGAATTTTTAATATCTTTTTCATATTTTGAAATAAGAGTTTTGGTTTTACGTTTCAGTTGTAATATATAGTTCTCTTTTAAGTCTATTTTATTTTCAAGTAAATCTTTAGCTGATTTAGTTTTATCTATTTTTAGTTTATTCTCTATTGCATATGTTTTAAGAACATTATTCATAGAAGAAAATATTTGTATGTCTAACAAGTCCTCTATAATATCTCTTCTGTCTGCTGCTTTCAATTGCATGAAGGGGATAAATGAAGAATTCCCCAAAATTACTATTTGAGTAAATGATTTATAATTTAACTTTAATACACTTTTTTCTAAAAATTCTTGAAAATCTCTTACATTAGCATTTTGTTGTAATTGAACACCATCTGTTTCTATTTCAAGGAAATTTGGCTTAATCCCCCTGCGGACTAAAATATGTTTTTTACCAACTAAAAATTCTACCTCAACAACTGCTTCTCTTTCATTGACAGAATTTACTAATTGAGGTTTATTAACATTGCGAAATGGTTTACCAAATAAGCCGAATGTTAAAGCATCAAGCATAGTACTTTTACCTGCGCCGTTATCTCCGATGATAAGTGTAGTTTTAGATCTATCCAGATCTACTTGAGTAAACACGTTGCCGCTACTTAAAAAATTTTTGTAGCGGACAGCTTTAAATACTATCATTAATTCTCAGCTAAAAATCTGGGCTTGCTACCATTTTCGAATTGATATTCATTATCTTTTAGCTGATTTTTTAATACTTGAGATACGAGCTGATTTAATGTTATATCGTTTTCATGAGCCATCAACATCAATTTGTTTAAATCTGGCTCTTCTATTTCAACTTCTATATTTTTTGCTTTAGATTTTGTTTCTTTTTCGTGGGATTTATCATCCATAAAAATTCTCTCTGCTTCTTTCAATGAACAATTATGTTCTCTGGCTATTTCAGGTAAACGCTCACCATAAAACCAGGATGCGTTGTCACTCATATTACTCTAAGGTTAAAGATTCATTATACAGGTTTCTCATTAAAATGTCAAGTCTTTTTTTATCTGCAATTGTTTCCATTTGATCTATATATGAAGATAAAATAGTCATAGTATCTTGAGCTTCGTCAACGAATGTTTCGTCACTATCTAATTCAGCAAAAGATTCAACAACAGTAATATCTCCCACTCCTGATTTATACATTTTATCTAATATCACATCAAATAGATATGGATTAGTTTTATTTTCAACAATTATTTTAATATAACAATTTTTCCATTTATCAAAATCTACACCTTGAACTGTTTCCGCCGTCCATTCTAAATCGTTATAAAAATACTTATGAAACATTTCATGAGGATTTTCAACAAATGTTAATTCTCTGGTCTCAAAATCAAATATGTGAAATCCGCGTGGATCAGCATAATCCATCCAATTTGTTTGGTAGGGATTACCCGTATAATAAATGGTTCCGTTATCACTTTTATGATGAAAGTGACCGCTAAACACCATATCAAATTTTTCAAATAATTTACGATCTAATCCTTCTTGGCAGAATTGGCCTCTAATCATTTCGAATCCATTTACTTCGAGATGACCAAACATCAAATCACATTTAGTACCATTAATTAAATTAACAGCAGAATCATGATTTCCCTTACATATCCACGGCATCATTATAAATGTTGAATCGCAATATGTTAATTCACATGGGTTACTATAAGTTGTAATATTAGAATATTCTTTTAATAAAAGGGCTGGAGAATTTATTTCATTGGTAGTTTTATAGAATGTATCGTGATTGCCGGCTAACATATGGCATTCTATATCATCTTTTGCCATGGGATCAAAAAACATTTGTTTAGCATCATAAAGAGATTTATAATTGACAAACTTTCGTCTATCAAATACATCGCCCATATGTATAAGCTTTTTTATATTATGTTCTTTAAGATATGGAAAGAATATATTTTTGTAAAATTTGGTAAAATAACTAGAAAAAGCTATATTATCATTCCTGGCACCGAAGTGTGTATCCGTAAGTATAGCTGTTTTCATGAAGCTGTTTTAGCCTCTACCATATAAGGTACCAATGTATTAGCCGCACTTACTGCAGTTTTTTTTGATTTTCTTGCTTTCGCATCTTCAAAATCTCCTACGAATTTATACATATTTGCTTTTTGTTCTTCTGTTAAAACTTCAACGTTGAAGTGATGATCATCTTGGTCATGATCTGATAATGCAATACTATCAGATAGCATACTATTATTATGAATGGTTTTATATTTTATATAAAGTTGTTTTTTTTCTTTTTGAATTCTTCTAATAAATGCAAAATATATAATTTGGGTAAAATAAGAAAATGGATTAGAAGACCTTTCCGGATTAAAATTATGTGCAGATTGAACACAATTTTCTATTCCATCAGATATCATTTCATCTCTGAAAGTATAATTAACAAAGTTTGGTCTTAAACTTAGTCTTTCCGCAATTTTCATGAAACAGCTTCCAATATAATCTGGAATAATTGGAACTAGTTCTTCTGGATCTTTTTTCTTTACCTCAGCACAATGATTTTTATAACTAACCATTTCTTCATGAAATTTTTTATTATCAACATAATGTATTGATTTCGCTCTGGCCATGATTTACCTATTTTTTAGATGACTTAGTTTTCTTTTTAAGTGCTTTACTAATTACCGCTTTTACTGGTTTCTTTGCTACTTTTTTAACCGGTTTCTTTGCTACTTTTTTAACCGGAGGTTTGAGAATATTTATTTCCTCTTTAGCTGGTTTTTTTATCGGCTTCACTTCTTCGGCATCTTTTTTCAATGCTTCCCTATATACATTTACAATTTCATCCTGAAAATGCTGTGTATCTTTTTCCAACTTTTGCATTGATTCTAAGGTTGGATATTCTTTCTTTTTATGAAAAGATATTGTTTTTTTCATAGTATTTTGGGTAGATAACTCTTCAATATCAACATTAGCTATTTCTGTTGGGTCAAACAACTTCATTGTTTTTTGATGAAATTGAACACTCTGTGGAGTATAATCTCTCTCTGGAATCATTTCTTTCGGAGGAAATACAATTACTGTAGGAGTCCCTATAAGCTGTGCTAAGTAAGAAAAACCGCCGCGTGATGATATTAGATAAGAACAATTTGAAATTGCAGTAAAGAGCTGTTTAGGAGTCATAGTATAATCAAGATATTCTATGCTACGTTTGGATTTTTTCAATTCCGAATTTAAATCATTCCAATATTTATTAACAACCTTTTCATCTCGCGCAATCATTTTATCACCGATATTTTCAAAAGAATTTTGCGAAATTAAATCCCAGCCAATTGGAGGAGAATATTTGTATATGCAAACAGAATCTTTTTTGGGCCTACTCCATTGTGACTTAGTAGGATACCATTCCATTTGTGTTGAAAGAGGTGAAAACACATATTGCTCCATATTAATTGGAACATACTTATACCACATATTTCTATGAGTTCTATCTATATGAGAAAAAAGGCCTTTACCTTTCAAAGCACTTTTATAAGTTCTTAAAATATTTCCAAATGACCTTCTTATTTTAGTAAATTTAATTTCAATATCTGAATCCCATTCTTTAATCATATGTTCAATTTTGGCTAAAGTAGATTCTTTATTATTAAACCCTTTTTCGGCATGTGTATCGTCATATAAAATTTTTAATCTTATAGGCCTAATTTCATTTAGCCATAACCAATAATTCATATTACAAACAATATCGCCATAACCATAATCAGTTATTATGCTAACCATTTTAGACAGATCAACATTTAGTTCATTTAAAAATACTGAATCTATACTATTATGATGATATAATTCGTGTTCTAATTGATGATATTTTGCCCACCTATTAGTAGGTAAAAGAATCCTATTCCCATCAAATAAAACTTTTATTGCTTTTTCCTTATTCATAACTATACCCTATATTATACCCTATTTCTGTATTAATATCAACTGTTAACTTGCCGGTTGATTTTTCTGAAAAAATATATTATAATAAATATGTTGTCGGCACCGGAGAATATATAAAACTATATCTCGATGTGAAACATGCTATATTTAAACTGTTGTTCATTATATTGCGAAATTCGTTCTTTAAAATGTTTAAGAGTATAATTGGTATAAGATTTATAAGATAAATCATCAGCTATATCAAATAATACGGCTTCTGTTTTATTATCACCTTTTCGCAATCCTCTTCCTATCGATTGTAAATTTCTTATCTTAGACTTAGAAGGACTGGCAAAAATGATATTATGAAGATTCCTAATATTAATACCAGTAGAAAATGTTCCGAATGAAGCCACAATAATCGCGTCAGTTTCTTGTTCTGTAATTTTTCTAATTTCTTCTCTATCTGCTCCATCTACTCCTCCATGTACAAAAAATACTTTCCTATTACTCTCTACTTTTTCTTTTATTATATTATATAATATTTTACCATGTTTTTCAACAAATTGAAACAAAAGTAATGTATTTCCTTTTTGATCAACTGCTAGATTTCGAATAAATTTATTTCTTTTAGGATGTCTAACGAGGTAATCCATTTCCTCTTGATATGAAAATCCTTTACACTCTGCTTTTGATTCATCACTATAAGTTAGTATAAGTGCCTTAATAGAAAATTCTGAAAGATATCCAGCATCAATTAAATCTTTTGTTTGGGTTACACTAAAAACCGGGCCAAATAATCCCTCAAGAATTAGCTTGTGAGTTTGAGTATCATCTAATGTACCCGTTGTACCAAATTTATATCTACATTTTTTTAACTTGCTCATTACAGAAGTTAAGGATTTGGCTTTAAATAGATGTGCTTCATCACCCACCATAAACTCGAATCCTTCGAAATAGCTTTTGGGTAAATTATATATTGATTGCCAAGTTGATATAACTATTGGTTTATCAGTTTCTTTTTCTTTACCAGCCTTTATAATATGACAATTTTTTTCTACATCCCAGTTATCACTATATTCTTGAAAATCTGTATACATTTGTTGTGTTAATGATACAGTTGGCACTACTATGAGACTCCTTGTATTATAATACCTTAATAACAAATATATTATAAGAGATTTTCCGGAAGCTGTTGGAGATAAGAGTAAGCACCTATCATTTTGAATACAATGTGTTACAGCTCTTAATTGATAATCTCTGGGTTCTAGATTTAAAGCGTAGTTTCCATATAACCGAGAGCAATCAGTATCAGTGAAATTATTATTACCGAACGTAAAACTTTTATCAACTTGTAATTCATAGTCTCCGACCTCACAGAATTTTTTAACATATTCAGCAAGTCCATAATATAATCTCCCTGTTCTTATATCGAATAATCTAATTTTGCCGTCCCAAAATCCATTTTTGTAAGACGATGTGAATCTAGCATTTGGAACTTCAAACGTAAAATAATCATTTAATTCCGCAGCTTGACCTCTTTCACACTCTACTAATAAATGAACATCATCTATTTTTTTTAATATCATTGTCCCATTGTAAAGCGTAAAAAGTCAATTGCTGATTTAATATTATATCCTCTAGTATTTAGGGATTTGATAATCGATTCTAAAAACTCTACTTTTATCTTTTGATATTCTAATCTTTGATCAGATTCAATTAAATCTTCATCCCCATTTAGATATGTTTCTATTTTAGGTTCATATCCCTTAATTAATTTAACTTTAAATTGTTCCCATCCATGTTCTTCTAATTCTTCTTCACTCATTTTTCCAGCATACCAAATAGTTTTATACTTTAGAAGTCTTTTTTTATCGTAAAAGAATTTTTTTTTGGTGAGAGATTCATCGTTATAAATTCCTAAGTATTTACTATGAAGATTAGGGAGTTTTAATAATTCTAAATCTAATTTGGTATCTTCAATCTGACAATCTTTTTGCCACATTGTTTGAATATCACTTAATTTCATAATGTTTTATGTAGGTTCGTTTAGCCTTGTCATTGTATAATAATTATATTGGAAAACTATGTCTGCTGTAGAATATGTTATATCGGCAGCCATTATATCAAACTGAACTGCTCCGAGAGATTTAGGCCACAAATTATAAAAATCAAATCTTAATGAGGGATTTTTTGAACCAGTAAGAATGAATAAAGATCCAGTTGTATCAACTCCAATTTCTTTTCTTTTTTCATAATCCTTGAAACCGAAAGGTTTTCCTAAACCAATTATCCATGATTGAATTTCTTCCCAATTTCTTAGATATTCATCGACGATTATTGTTATTGAAAATTCATCAAATGTTACATTATCACCGGCAACATAATGTTGTTTATGGGGTGTGGGTATAGCTATTTCTGATATTGAAACACCTGGTAAATTAGCTGTTTGACAGTAAAATTGAGTTTCTGGCATAGCCGAGCAGAGAAATCTGAAGCCAGTAGGTGAAAGGTAATTTATATTATCTGAACCGCGTACGCCGGTGGATTTTTTTGCCATTGATACCTCGTGAGCATAAAAAAAGGGTAAAGAATCTAAGACCCCTTACCCTTATTTATATCACTTAATTTAATACAAGATTACATCAAGTTTGTAACAAGACATCGTCTGTAATAAACATTAGTATTATAAGTGAGTGATCCATCACTAGAAGCAGCAGATCCAGTAGAGAAAGGATTAGACACCATACCATAACGTGTCTTAAATCCAATCTTTGGCTGAAAATTATTCTCACCAACCGCACGTACCATTTGTAGTGGAACGTATGGGCAGTAGAAAAGTCCTGCATCATATGCGCTAGAACCTTTATATCCTAGTACAAACCAATTTGTATCTTGGATTGTTGCATATGGATCAACATATACTTTATAACGACCATTAAGTGTACCAGCGAATGTTGATTGTGTGTCATCAACGTTCAAGGCATCGTTACCGGAAAGAGCAGGTGTGTAATCAAGTACACCAGCCATTTGCAATGCGGAAGCAACATCCGAAGAAGTCATAAGGATATTACCTTTTCCTCTACGTGTGTCGTGCCCGATAGCATTAGCTTCGCGCTCTATCTGGAACATCAGTCCCTTGAATTTTTCAACCATCCAACGACCGTTTGAATCAACATCCATATCGAATGTTCCGGCTGTGGCTACGTTGTTCTGGGCACCAGTTTTGGCGTTACCATAAATTGTGCGGATAACTTCGCGGTTAATCTCTGCCAAAATTTCTGAACTCAAAATATTTGAGAGTTCGGTTTCAGCATCAAGACCATGAATTGCTTTTAGGTCTTGGGCGAGTTCCATTGTGTACTCACCTTTGAGCGCGCGTGTTTTCGCTGTAACAGTTACCTTATCGATTGAGAAGGCCATTTCAGCAAAAGCATTTGAAGCCGAATCGCCAAGTGCTTCACCAAGTGCCGTAGTCATTCCACGACCAGGTAGATATGCAGTTGAACTTGAAGCGGCTGCCGCAGGGTTACCATTAGCGGTATGTGCAGATGTACCATCAGCGTCAGTACCAGAAATACCAGAATCAGCTTCATTGAAAAGTGATTCTGAACCAGATTGACTTGCATAACGGGACTTCATGGCGAAAATTAAGCCAGTCGGACCTGTCATAGGTTGAACACCGCAAACATCGTATGCGATTAAGAGAGGCATACTTCTGCGAACCAAGGAAATAAGTACAGGGTCATAACCCTTAATATTTCCAGCTGTAGTACCCATTCCGGCACCAACTGCGTTCCCAGGAGCGTCCTCAAATAAAATAGTAGATCCGCCTTCTTCCATAATTGATTTTTCCTCATTCTCTAACAAAACAGCTGTTACTGCTTTCCTATAAGAATCTTTAATAGGGGGAAGATCAGGATGGTCGAGTACGGGACCCCATTTTTCTTGTAAGGTTTCAGACAAATACATTGTTATTCTCCTGTATGTATTTTATTTTAGTAAATTTAAATTTAAAAAAAATATTATCTAACATGTCTTGAAATAGCAGACATATAGTGTTCCATACCTTCTTGTATGGGTGCTTTTTCGCTTTCTTCGTCATTATTATGTGATTCAATGTCTTCGACCAGAGCAACTTTCTTTTCTTCCGAAGGAAAGTAATTTTCTTTAAGGACTTCTACTTTTTGTTCAAAATCCTCTGCATCATCAGCATCAACATTTTCTGCTAATTCTGCAACTTTTTCTTTCTGGGTCTCAGTAAGGTCTTTCGTCAATGACGATAAAACTTTTTCTTTTTTAACTTTTGTAAGTTCTGACTGAATGTCAACATTATTACTAATTTGCTCATTCAGTTCTGATTCTAAGGATTCAACCTTATCAAACAGATCATCTACTACATCAACCTTCTCATCTGGAATTGTAATGTAGTGTTCTGTGAAAAGATCTTTTAGTCCAACGAGGAACCCTTCGGTCAATTCTGAGCGAATTCCTTTTTCGATGGCTAATTGATTATCTTTTACCCATTCTTCGGAAACATAGTTGAGATAATTATCAACTTTTTCTACGATTTCTTGGATATATGAATCAAGTTCTTCGGATAATCGTTCTTGCATTTGCTCTTCAAGTTCTTGTTCCTTGCCGAGAACAACCTGATTAACTTTAGCTTGAACAGATGCTTCAAAAATAGTACTTGCCTTTACTTTGAAAGCATCAGAAAGATTTTCACCTTCGGTTAAAGCATCGATATCATCTTGAACATCAATGGGTGAAGAATCCTCTACGTCTTCTGAACCCTCTTGAATTGTTAGGGTACTAAGAATAGATTCAAAATTAGTTGCAATCTGATCTTTTTTCAGTTTGCCTAATTTTTCATAGACGGCAGCCATCATACCAGATTTGGTTTTTGGCATTTCATCTTCTTCTTTTACTTTAGCCATTGGTTCACCCTTATCAGAGTTCTTAGCTTTTCCCTTAACAGGATTACCCATTGCAGTACCGGAACCTTTAACTTCAGCAGGCGGCGAAACATCCGCAGCTTTTTCGCCCTTGGGACCTTCACCATCTTTTCCACCTTTATTAGGTGCGGGTTGATTTTTACTATCCTCTTGAACCTTACGTGCTTCCTGAACAAGACCTATCTCTTCCAACAATTCATCAGTCTCAGTGGCCGATAGCCCCTCATCTTCGCATTTTGATTTAATTTGTTCAACGAGTTCTTCTCTTGCCTCGCCGTCTAATTCTAATGCTTGTTGAGCTAATGTTTCTAGTTCGTTCACACTATTGGCAAGAGTCTGCTGCTGTTCGGCAGTTTCTTGTTCAGACATTTGCATTCTCCTTTAGAATATCTTTTTAGAATATTTGTTACTGGTATTATTTATAACATTAAAGCCTTGACATAAACTTTTCAAAGGATGAAACCAAGGCTGATTCATCCGGTCTAACTTTTATAAATTCTTTAACTATTTCATCTTTAATTTCTTGAACATCTGCTTCTTTTAAAAGTCCATTATTCCAAATCCATTCTCTGCCTTCCATGATACCTTCTACGAAGGCCATGGGCGCTGAGGGATCTGCAACAATGTCTCCAGCTGTTGCAAGATGAAAATCATTTTGTACGATTTGGGAACCACCTAACGATTTTAGTGAACCCATTCCTCTAGAACTTACTCCTAATTTAGCACCTTCATCAATTAAATTTTTGACAATTTTACCATATGGAGTTTCCATAATTTTTGCTTTTCCAATAAAATTTGCACCATCTTGTTTGAGTTCCTTAACCATATGTGAAACTCTTTCAAGATTTATCTGAGGTCCGTCCGGATGCCCCAATTCGCCAAATGCTCTATTGGTATCAATATATTGCTTAGAATACCTAGATACTTCATTTTGCATGGTTTCTAATGGATAAACTCGTCCGTTTCTATTTTTTTGTTCTGCTTGTAAAAATACACCTTTGATGTAGTAACTTTTTTGATCTGTAGAATTATCCTTCTCTACAAGCATTTCAACGTCTTCCATTAATTCGCAAATGAGTTTCATTTAATTCCTTATCTGAAGGCAACTTTGGTTAAAAATACACCGGCATTTGCCGCAAAAATTTGATCTGTAGGATCTTTTTCAATAAATGCCTCTGCACCACCTGCCATCCAGAAGCTACCTATCAAAACATCGCCTACAGTTTCTATGGTAACTAGATAATTAGTAGTTGTATTATTAAATGCTCGAACGCAAGTTGCTGAATCTACGTTGTCTCCCGCACCGGTTTGTACCGCGGCTGGTGCTGATACACCTAAAGCTTTAATCAATCTCATTGTTAAATATCCTAACTCGTGTTGTTGTTTTATTTATACAATTTCTTCGGCTATGATTCTGATTCATTTTTATCAAATAAATTAGAATTAAAATCTTTTTTTAATTCGGCTATACGATTCGAAGTTTTATCTTTTAAAATGCCCAATGCCATGTCGCGTGCGTTGTATTCTTTTCCACATAATATGTCGTTAACCATATCCGCTATATTTTCTCTACTTCTATTTTCCAACACTTTTTCTTTTCCTATTTGGTAAGCTATATACTCTTCCTCCTGTGAGCATTTCCGGTTTAACCTCTTCCGGTTGACCTGGTTCTGGAGGTGGAGCCGCTGCTCCGGGCTGAACATTAATCTGATTTGATGGATCAGCTACTGGATCTCCGGGTACTTGTGGTGGAATTTCTTGTCCATCCTGCTCAGCTTCCTTAGCTTCTTTTTCCATTTCTTTTTCAATTTTCTTTTGTTCGTCTGGAGTATGTCTTAGAATATTATCTTTAACGTATTGTTTAGATATATATGTCCCCACTAATTCCTCAACATCCCTCATCATATTAAATCTATCAGTCATTAATTCTTGAGATTTTAGCTCAGCAAAATGATTATCCAGTGCATAATTAAATCTGATTGTTTCTCTTAATTTGGGCCATTCAGAAGTATGAATAACATTTTTAAGAATTAATTGTTTTTCCAGACATTGATAAAATAAATGTGAAAATCTTATTCTAATTCTATCAATAAATCTTGAAAATTTTAATTCATCTCTACTAATTTCCGATGCTCTGCCTAATACAAAAGGTGTATCTGCTTCTAATCGTGACAAAGGAACATTTAATGATTGATATAATTTCCTTCTGAAATAATCAACATCGTCCATTTCACCTAGATTTTGACCGCCGGGTAAAGTAGTTATTTCTGTTCCTCTTCCACCTTCTCTCCGAGGAAGCCAATAATCTTCTAACATCGATTGATGCCGTCTATCATCTTTTATATCACCTGTAGCAGCATCATAAACTAATTTATTTTTATACCGAGTCATAATATCTTTGAGATATTGTTCGGCTTTCATTTTAGGTAAATTGCCTACGTCAATATAAAAAATTCTTCGTTCTGGTGCTCTTGCGATTCTATAAATTACAACAGCATCTTCCAGCATCCTTAATTGATTTAATCCTTTAATGGCTTTATGTAAATGAGAAATAACATATTTTTTATCTTTAGTCATTACCCCTGAATGGGCCATTATAATGGAATCTGGTGCAACTTTGACCCCCATCTGACTTGGAGTCAATAAACCCTTATCATTAAATAGATAATATTCATGAAATTTTGGTAATTTAAAGACGCTAGGTGTTTGCCTAGGGTCTGATTTTATTTCTCTAACCTTTTTAATTTTAAGAGCATCTATTAATCTAAGCTCTTTTATTCCTTGTTGAGGTTCCTTAGGATCAATCATTACATGATAATATATCCTACCTTCAATATACCATCTTTTAAAAATATCATATGCTTGATTATTAAAATCGAGCATTTTTAAAATGATATCAAATTCTTCATCGATTCGATTTTGCAGACCTTTAGATAAATCCGTTTTTGTTAAATCTAATTCAACTGGATTTCTATTTTGATTTGTAATGATAGCTTCTTGAATGATATTTTCGACAGCCATATCACATTCGGGGTGTTCATTCATTTCCCTATATTTCATGATCAAATCTGATTCAGTTTTAGCAGTTGCTTCTAAATCTAAGTAGGAAGCAAATGCTCCACCTGCAGATGTGGCTTCTACAGCCCCTTCTTCATTTTCGGGGTACGCCAGAGCTGGGAGGTCCGGCTTATTATCTCTCTCAATATTAAATCCAAATAATTTCATAATATAATTTTTAATTTAGTGTTAATCGGCTGCGGTAATCGCTGCCTGCGCGTGCAAGTAATAGTCATATTGCCAATCTATTGTGAATTCCTGAATAGTATTAACACTATCCCAGTTTAAATCGATTGCGGACATATTAGATGGCCAGCAGTTAGCGAACTTCCAAGTCTGATCATCGGTTCCATCTTTTTTAAACATTTTTAATTCAATATCAGCACAATAATTACCGCGTGTTCCGGAGCCAGACGAGCCGTAAAGATTTTTTTTCGATAGGTTTTTTTCCGGATGATTCATATCAGCCATCCAAGTAAGCATTCCTTGATAAATCGCACGGCCTTCATCGTTTACAACAGTTGTAGTTAACGGGCCAAATTCTCTACTTTCTCCTGCTACTTTTACATTTCTACCAAAATATGGAACTTCAATAGGAGTAATTGTGGAACCAGGTATATTCGATGCCTTACACATGTACGTCCAGTCGGTAAATCCGGCATATGCGTTGTTGGTCATTGTCACCATCATCAAATTAGTGCGCGCACCGCCGCCGGCCATAGCCGTAATAAAACCTGAAATAAAATCTGCCATTGTTAATTTCCTATATTACTTTTGATTTTTATAGAGCTTCCGATACCCAATAATCATATGCCCAATTAACAGTAAATTCCATTACAGCATCATTGGGTTCCCAATTAACATCAATCTGATCTATAGAGGTCGGCCAACAATTTTTAAACCGCCATACGTTTCCATCAGTAGCACCGGCTTTTGTAAATGTTTTTAACATCATTGTTGCGGTGTAGCCAGAGAGTTTTGCCATATGAGTAGATGCTCTTACATTACCAGCATGAGAATTTAATTTACTCATCCAATTTTCAACTTGATTTCGGATCACATATCCTTCATCATTTATAATAGTAGTTGTAAGATCATCATATGATCTATTACCAGGCATTTTTACCGCACGACCTTTATACATAACTTGCGTTACGCCTATGGTGTTGGCCGGTATTTGGATTCCCTTGCAGTAAAAATTGATTGCACCGGATGTTCCAGTATTGTGCTTTCGTGCCATGCTGATGGTAGCTTCGAAAAGAGATGCGCGAGCCCCTCCGGCAGTTAATTTTGATATAAAAGAATTAGGTCCGTCTACTACAAATCCTACTTGTCCTGCCATTTTCTCTTCCTTCGTATATTAATTAATTTATATTATTTATACGATAATTTATATTATTTATACTGCGTTTACAACTTCTTCAAATTCAACGCCACTTCTTACAGCAACGAAGTTCAGCAATACAAAGTTAATACTCTTAGTCGGTTTGACAAAAATACTTCCAATAAATTCATTTCGATCAATAACCTCTTGAGTATTATTAGATGTGTCACAAACTACTGCGAAATCTGTTATACCACCTCGGCCCTGAATATCTCTGAGGAAAGGTTCTACCGAAGAAACAAAACTGGATCTGGTAAAATCATCGTTGAATTCAAACATTGAAAATCTAGCAAAATTTGCAATTGATTTTTCTAATGTAATAAAAAGCCTTCTAACGTTGATTCTATCAAATGCAGATGGTTTAGCTAATAGAGTTTTATCTCCAAATAGCAATGTTCCTTGTCCTGCGAAAGAAACAATTGGATTTACTCCATTTTTATAAAGATGATCTCTTTCCGTTTTATTTGGATTCCATGCTAGCCTAGCAATATTTTTAACTTGACCTCTATTAAATCCTGCTGGTGAGAAGAAAAAATCTCTTTCAACAGTAGTTCGTACAACCAACCCTGCAGTGTCCGGATTCAATGGAACATATCTGAAAGTATCATTATACTTGTCGTATTGATATTTCCAGCCGCTGTCTATAACAGAATAAGAAGAACTTGGCAATAAATTTCTAAAATTATTAACCGCAGTTACTTCATTTCCATCATTATTAACAACATCCGATTGTTCTGGTGAAATGAATACCATACAATCTTTACGTGCTTCTGCAATATTATTAATAAGATATGAATTAACAACTGAAGAATTAGATCCAGTTATAACTAAAGATACATCAACATCTTCTGCTGATTTAAATTTATCATATCCCATAATAACATTAGCGTCAGTTAATTCTTGTCCGTCCACACCGCCTGTCATGCTAGCCGAGATATTAGTTCTGGATTGTGTATAAGATGGTTTAGAAGCAACATTAGCAGATGTGCCCCATGCAGCTGTATTGGGAGCTGTATCAGCACCTGTTCCGATTGGGTGTTTCATCCACCAAACATATTTGGATCGTCTATTAATTGCCTCTTTATAATAAAGTGCTTGACCATCTTCTGATTTAGCATCGCTGGCTACTGACAAAGCTGGGAATATTTCAAGAACAGTTCCTTTAACTCCTGTCCATTCTCCATCTTCATCTAATATTACTACATGAACTTCATCATTATACACCCCTCTACGAGATGCAAAATCGGAGGTATTTGGAGGATAATCAAAATTACCCGCATATTCCCATTCTCTGGTATAATTCACGCCAGTTGTGATAGCGGATGCACTTGGAGATATTGCTGTTGCTAAAGTTGCACTTGTATTACTTGTAATAGAAGCTACTTCATGTGCTTCGCCAGAGATAGTTACGTTATCTCCAACTGTTAGTTGCAGATCAAAATATGTACCTGTACCAGACATTACTTTTCTAGCGGAGTCGGTAACTTGAACAGTTCCCATTATTGATCCGAATCCGTCTTGACCCAATTCTTTAAAGTGAGATGATGTAGTTCTTGTAAAAGTAGCTGCGACAGATACGTCGGTATTTTGTGAGGATACAACTGTCATTCCTGAATCAGTACCAATTGCTGTTACAAGGTAAAAGTCAGTTCCGATATGAACAACATCACTTACTTGTACTTCTGATGTGAATGCTGTTGATGTTCCTGTGACTGTTCCCTCTTCTGCGGCAAAAACTATTTGCACGGTACCTGAAAGCACGTCGCCGGCTACATCAGCACCACATAAAGATACTTTCATTGAATTGCCTAATTCTCCGGCATATTTAGATGCAAATTCCCCGAAATCACCTGAAGGGCCTGATCCTCCATATTCTGAGTAATATGTATTATAATAAGCTTCATCGCTTTTAATTAAAACCGCGTTTGCGGTATCTGTAGTTGCGTTAAATGCTGATGAATTTGCTACTCGAACAACATTCAAATTTTGTCCGTAGGCTAAAAAATTCGCCGCTGAAAAAAAACTTAGATATGTTGAAGAGTCAGGCTTCTGAAAGTTTTCTACCAGTAGATCTTCGCTGCTTACATTAACAATTTTATCTATAGGTCCCCAGCGAAAAGCACCAGCAAAAGCACCTGCAGTTGTTCCGGTCTCAGGTACAATCGTAGTTAAATCTATTTCGCGAGTAACTACCCCTGGACTTACTGTAAATGCCATCTTCTTCTCCTGTGTATCGCTGAAAATTTTATTAAGTTCATATACTATTAGTTACTATGATTATTTATAATTTCTCGGTCTCTATCACCCAAATACATTATGACCAGTTTCTTTTAGCCTTTGGTCAGTTCTTTCTACTTTCCATCTTGTTCCTTGATCATCAACAATTGTTTCCGGTTCAAGGCCATCTTCAATAAATCCGAAAGGTAAATAAGATTCGTCTATTTCTTTCATTTTTTCAGAATACATCTTTTCTCTTAAATCAAAATCAGTTAATTCTTTAAAATATTGCTGATTTGTTAGCCATGCAAATATTACTAGGGTAATGACTAAATCATCATGATGTCCTTCTTCTGCTTCATATGATTCTTTTTTAGCCGAGAAAGATGTGAGTTCATATATTATATCATAATCTGTAATTATGAGTTTGTCTTCTTCTATTAAATTTTTTAATGTTTGACATCCTAATCGTTTAACTTGTTTTGTAGTTCTTACTCCCCACTGTGCGTTTTTTCCAAATCCACCGCCTAATTGCTGACCACCGCGACCTTTCCAATTCATCATTAACATATTTTCATATTCCATGTCCTGATGAAGAATTATCGCGACTTGTTCTCCTATATCATTAACCTCTACTAATACGAATGCATTATTGTAATGTTTTGCGGCTTTATAAACAAAGTTTGGATATAACATTGGAGATATTTCATTATCTCTGTATTTTGCAACTACCTTATAGGGCAGGCCTGTGCTATCAATAACAGTGAAAGCGGAATAATCTAATTGTAAGCCTTTGGCTGTATCAACTACTATTGTATAAGTATGCTTTTCTATTGGTTGTTCAAATATGTCTAAATTTTCATAGGTATGGACTGGTGTTTTAAATGGCATAGATCTTAATTTTGAGCCAGATATTAATGTTCTTGTGCTGCCAATAAATTCAGTTTCAAATTCTTGTGAAAATTGTCTTTCGCTTGTATTGCGAATGGTCTCTTGTTTCCAAGCAACATCTCTGCCAGGAATTTCAGACCAATGAACTTCAATAGGTATATAATTACTTCTTTTTTCTTCGGCGTCTACCCACATTTTATAAAATTGATTTAAACCAAGTGGTGTAGATACTATAAAAACTTTTGTAGTTTGCCCGGAAGAAATTGTAGGATAAACCGAAGTGAAAAATTCTTCTGCTAATTCTTTCGGAACGTGCGCGAACTCGTCTAGAAAAATAATATTAAAAGATGATCCCCTTACTGCCGAAGATGATGTCGCTGCAGCCAATACCTTTGAACCATTCTCTAATTCTATGTTACCTTTATTCCATGCCAATACACCTTGCTGCATCCATATAGGTAAATTTTCATATGATAATTTTAATCTATCTAATAATTCTCTAGCCAGAGATCCTTTATTAGCTAGTATACCTACTTGAACATTTTCGTTAAAAAGTATATAATGTAAAAAGAAGGCTATGATAGTTGTTGATTTTCCTGATTGCCGCGGCATCTTACATATCACAAAACGATTATCATGAAATGTGCGAACCATATTTTCTTGAAAAGGATATAGATTAAAATCTACTAAGCCGTGATCAACATGAATGATTTTTACATATTCTGATATAAAATGAACGGGATCGTCTTGGCATTTAAGATATTCAGTTAATTGTTCCTCAGAAAATTCTACTGGAACATTTGCTGCTTTAAGTTTTGGATTGCCTAGGTAATGTTTGCCCATATATTACCTGTTATTTTAATACGTTTTTCCAGTCAACGGAATCGTATGGAGTATTGGAATGAGGATCTGAAGTTTTTTTGAAATGTTTAAGATCAATGGAATTAATATATTGTTCATGATTCATATTGCAATAATCATCGCGCCTATATTTAACATTTGTTTTACGAATTTCTTTTCTAACTGTTACACCGTTTGATTCTTTTATTGCCCGACGCGTTTTTCTAAAATTCCATACCCTTATATGATGGGACATTAATTTCCTTGATTACCGACCGGATTTCTTATGCATGGTCATATTTTTTCGTGCTTGTTTTATTCTTTTAGGTTCATCTCTTATTATTTGTCGTCTCATTGGTTTCATTTTTCTATTAATAATTGCTGCTTTTAGCCCCTTCCACATTTTTCTTTTTCTGATTCCAGCTGCTCCTTTTGCCTTCATTATATTAGAAGGAATAACTTGCCTTTGAGTTCTGGTCCGAGTGGAAGTTGTTATTTTATCTGCAGTTTTTCTTCTTAGCTGAGATCTTTTCTTTTTGTTTTTGAAGGATTGTCTTTTATTTCTTATTTTTGATTGCCGGCCCAGCTTTCTCATTCGTTGGGTATACTTAGCAGCACTTTCTTTTTCAAATAAAAAGTCTTCCCCAAGTCCTAAATCTTCCATTTCAATCCATTCGAAGAAATCAGACAGCATATTATCTTCTTCTACTTCTTCGATAAATTCTAATATTTCTTCGTCTATTTTGGAAAGTTCACCAAATGTCAACATAGGGGGTCCTATCTTTTAAAAAAAGTGGCCGGCTGATATTACACTGAGTAATGCTATTATAATTGCGACTGCACTTGTAATGATAATTCTATTTTGTTTTAAATGTTGTTCAATAAATAAGGATCTCATTTCATCTATACTTGTTTTAACCTTATCAATTCTTTCATGTATTATTAATCTATCTTCTTTGAACGATTCTTTCAATTCATCATATTTTTCTTCCAATCGCGCATACCTTTCCGCACATAGATCGACATGCGTCTCCAAGCTATCCTTTTCGGTACTACTAACTTTTCGACTAGCCATCTCTCCCTAGATCTAAGTTTACAAATGAATACTATTATTCACTGTGCCCGTTTTGTGATTTTTCGAACTGTTCCATCTCTTTATGTTCCGGATCATCTTTTTCTTTAAACCAGTAGTCCGTGGATTTCCCGAGAACCGCGACATACGCGCCCATCAAAATATTAAGTAAATCGCGAGATTCGTCAGGCAGTGTGGCAAAAAACAACAACCATACTAAAATCAAAAACGTTGCAACAACAAACATTGTTATTATAAAGCGAGACCAAAAATTTAACTTTTTGCGCCGTTCGGTTCCTTCATAAATTAAAGCTTTCATCGGATCACCTTCCCATAATTTTTCTTCACTATCATGAATCATTTCATTAATTGTATTTATCTTTCCGTCACCCAGACGGTCTTTTTTATTAGGTATCGCCATAATCACCCTTCCTTGTAATTATATTTATATATTCTTATTTAACTAGGATCAGGCCCGGTTGCACTTTCACCTCTGACACATCCTAAAGAATTATACCTACTTTGTCTCCATGAATGAGTTTCTTCATTATATCTCATCCATATTTGATTACCAGTTGAATCACAATTTTGTACATATAGTTTTCCATTTATAGTAAACACTCCTGATTGTATAAAACCTTCAACCTTAGGTAGTGTCTCCATACTTCGTATCCATAATGGAGAGTTAGGGGGAGCACATGAAACGAGTAAGACAAGAATAAAAAGTATTATAAATGTTTTCATTTTTCTTCTTCTATTAGCTTAGCCTCAAATTCTCTTAAGCGCCTAAAAACACTTATTAATTCAATAATGGTAGGCCACGCTTTTAATAGATATTGCATTGATCCTTCTACTCTACCAAATGCTCTTATTATTTGTTGCATTACACCTAGAGTCATTACCCCTGCAA